GTTAATGCAGTCGAGGGCGCTAAGACAGTTACCTACACCGCAACAGACCTTGCTGGTAACACTGCAACTGATACTAGAACGGTGAACGTTTCAACTGAAGTCATTGTTCCGGAAATCTTAACGGTGACTACAGGTGTTAGTACAGCAACGATTTCTGGAGATGTTTCTGGAACCTATGCTGATAACTTAGTCGTTAAGATCTATGTTACAGACAACAACGGACTGGAAGAGGTTTATCAAGAAAGCGGCGTAGATGTTGAGTTTCCCGTAAGCAGTGGTGGATTTAGTGCAGTATTGACTTTGAGTCCGGACACCTATATATTCCAAGCAACAACGGTAAATTCAGAATCTGAAGAATCTTCTCAAAGTGCACCCACAACTACGATTGTGGTGACAGGAGTTCCCAATAACGCACCAACTCTGAGAGTTGTGGCCGGTAACAATGCTAATGGTTTAGAGCACTCAACGGCAGCTGTGCTTCATGGAACCGCAGCTTACGACATTGATGAGGTTGCTTTCATTCTTGACAATCCATCAAACTCTCCTAGTGATGGCACTGACTTTATAGAAATCCCTTACTCATCTGGTTTTAATAGACCTTCAAGTGGGGACTTAACAATTCAATTGTGGTTTAATGCAGATCGACTTCCCGATAATGAAGGAGGTGGCGGCCGCAACTTTGGACTTATTTCCAGAACTGATGCGGGAAACACGAATGATGGAGGTTGGATCATAGCTTTGACAACAGAGTCCGGATTCGCCACCGGTGGGATTCAAGCAACAATCTTTCCTACACCACACAACAGAACGCTTCCATCTGGAGGTGTAACTATTGGTTCTTGGCATCACGTTGCTTTGGTCATAAGAAATAGTGGCGATGCTACAATCTACTATGATGGCCAAGAGATAAGCACATACACTTATGGCTCGAACTCTCAAGCAGGTGCTCTCAGCGAAAACTATCCTTTGATAATTGGGGGTTTCTCATTCAATCCGGCAGGAACATCTATTGATCAACACTTTGATGGTAAAATAAAGGGAGTCGCAATCGACCAAGTAGAGATCTCAGCTGCTGAAATTTTAAACAATTATAACAATCCACCAATCGAAGTTAACAATGCAGCAGCATTGACGACATCATCCAACTCTGCTTTTTCTTTTATTGGTTTTGGAGAAGACGCAGAAGATGGTGCATTGGTTCCAACCACCACGTCGAACCCAGACCCGTTTGACATCACAACAGAGAATACCTACACGATAGAACACTCAGTCACTGATAGCGCTTCCGAAGAAACAACGCACTCCTTCACCATTCAAGTAATAGAGCCTCAATATTCATTCCTGGAAGATATCCCATCTGTAATCGCAAGAGCTCCGTCTAAATTCAATTTAGGGATTTACAACGACAACAATCATGCCGGCAATGGTGGAATGCAAGTCTTGTTGAAGGACGATGGTGTTCTAGAGTATGATCCAAGCACAAATGAAACAGTTAATGATGAGTTTACTATTTCATGGTGGATGAATCTAGATGCATCCCAAGTCGCAGGAAATTTAGGATTAGCGGGAATAAATGTAGGACAAGTAAATGGCGTTGTTAGGAGATTTGCATTTGATCTTGGGGGAGGTGGTGCACTCACCAATCCGCACTTCACTTCAAATACTCGAAACCCAATGACGACAAATAATCTCAGCACTGGTGTTTCAATGGCCGAAGTTTGGACTCATGTTGCTATTGTCATAAAGAACGACAGTTCTAATATAGTTGGAAGCATCTATCTAAATGGAGCACGTCTCAGTAATAGCTTTAGTTATCCACTTGGAACAAAAGTGTTTCCCCCATCATCGCACCAAACATTCATATTTGGCAGTGGCTTTCAATCAAAATCTGTGAAAGGACAGTTTGACTCAATGCAAATCAGTGATGGTGTTGCCTTGACTGATCCTCAAGTGCTGGCTATCTATGACCAGTCTGATCGACAGATGACTATTGCAGAAGCTGCCGCGATTCAAAACACGGCTTCCGCATTTATAGAAGACAACAGTGGAGCATTAACAGTAACTCCTAATGCTGATTTATTTGATGATTCCGGCAACACTATATTCAGAAACTTCCCACCATTAGCCGCAACTGCTGGTTACGCACAAGGAAATTGGAGTGACTATGTGACCTATAATGGCGGATCTTTTAGTTACAATTCTATGACTATTTCTTTATGGTTCAATCCAAAAGAACATTTTACTTCCAGCACAGAAACCATTATGAGACTATTCTCATCTAGAGAGGCAAGTGGGACTGATGGAGTTCAACTCTTGCTTAAAAGATCAAGCTCAAACTTTTACACTATTCAACTTAGCTACTACTATAACGGATCGTGGAGAACCAAAAACCTTAATGGAAATTCCGGAGAGAGCGCAAGTTCCTTTGCTATCAACTCTTGGAGACACATAGTGGCAGTCTTCGATGGAAGTGATATCTTGGTTTTCCTTGACGGCTCCGAAGCGCGGTCTTTACCGGGTGAGCTGACCGAATCGCTAATAGGTTCTCCGAACGATTCTGATGCAACCTTTACGCTCGGCGCATCAAACAATGGGACCAATACTGTTAATAAGAATGTCTACATTGATTCAGTTGAAATAGTACAAAATGTAGTCCTAACCGAACATCAAGTAAATGCAATGTCAACTGATTCAACAAGGCAGACCACTATAGCAGAAGCAGCCTCGCTTCCACCCGTGCCGCCTTACATTGAAATAGACGCAACTAAACATGGAAATGCTGTGTATAGTAATTGCACTCTCTCGCTTGGTGGATCTGGCGACTATGCCACAGTTTCTGATAATTTTAGATATGAAGACCAGTTATCAATCTCTTTGTGGTTTAAGACATCTAACTCCAATGGTAGGATAATCTCTTCTCACATTGCTGGTGTTGGGAGTAATGGATTTTTCATAGGATTGAGCGGTGGAAGACTTCAATACAGAACTCCGAATCAGGGCAGCGGCACGACTAACGGACCACCAAGTTTAAATGATGGTAATTGGCATCACGTTGTTGTAACCTGGACCTTTGGGTATCCCAATAGAAAACTATATGTTGATAATTCACTTATCCATGAGCAAAATGCCGGCAATGGAGCTATTAATGGGTATGTGTCTAATGAAGATCTTTATATCGGTGCGATCAAAAATAAGAACACCGGTGTTATATATGACTTCTTTGATGGTGAAATCGCAAGAGTAGAAGTTTTGAACGAAGTCTTGGATTCCACCGCGGTGACTACGAGATATAACAATAGCAATGGAGCTTGCTAATTGAAGCAGCGTTCAATTCATAACGAATAGTGGAGTGTTGAAATAAGCACTCCATCTTCTCAGAAACAAACTATTTAATAACAAAAGGAAATAAAACAATGGCTAAAATCGCAAGAACACCATTTAACGCTGCTCGATGGCTTACAAAGAACATCTCAGCTTCATCACAAATCTCAAGCAAGCTCACCGGCTATTGCCTGTTTGTGACAGCAGACACTGCTGATATAGATCTTACAGTCAACTACGTTGATAAAGGATCTTATATGAAAATTATCTTGACAGATGATTCATCTTATGCTGTTAACCTCAGTCTTCCGGCAATGGAAGGTGTTGCAATCTATGACGACAGTGGCGTTGGGGTCTTATCCGTTGGAGATAATGATGAGACAACACTAATTCTACCCACTGGTGCTACCGCGGGTTCTTACATTGATTTAATCTGCGATGGATCAAAATGGTATGTTCAAGCAATGACTCACGGCGTAACGTGGTCACAAAGTTAAAAAAATTAGGAGAATAACATGGCTAGTAATAGAAAGAAAATGAGAAGAAAAATGATTAGAGAACGAGCACTTGCTGCAAAGAAAGCCGCTCTCGAAGCAAAACACGCAATATTAGAAACTGTTGAAGAAGCAGTTGAGAAGATCGCAGAAGTGGTCGAAGAAGTAAAAGAAGAAGTTGTCGAGATTGCTGAAGAAGTCGAGGAAGCAATCGAAGAAGCAAAAGCTACTGTTGAAGACATCGTTGAAGAAACGAAAGAAGCAGCGGAAGAAGTAAAGGAAAAGAAAACTGCTCGAAAGACAAGTAAAAAGAAAACAAGTCGCAAAACATCTAAGAAAAAAGATTAAGTTTGTTTGATAACCTCCTTACCCTCGAACACGTTGTGCTCGGGGGTTTCCTTTTATTTTGACTACTTAGTAAGACGGAGGATTTACTATGGCATTCCCACCACTTACACCAACATCAACACAGTCGGCAATCACGTTACCATCAGAAGGTTCCAGTGCAGACGTCGAAGCTGCATTGGCGATTGGTTTTTACAAAGCAGATACAACATTTCAAGACGGTGCAGCATCGCAAGTTGCTTACACCTATAATAGACTTGGCGGTGAGGTGCTTGACATCGAATTGACAGCCAAAGAGGTCTACAATAACTATGAAGAGGCATGTTTAGAGTACTCTTACATAGTTAACCTTCATCAAGCTAGAAACGCTTTAGGGAGCGCTCTAGGCTCTCCTACAGGGTCATTTGATGAGACGGGTGCACTAACGGATGGCGAGAACATAGCGTTAAAATATCCTAAGTTTCAATTTGACTACGCATTTAAAATAGCAGATAAGTTTTCGACAGAATCTGTTGTTGGTGGAACGACACCAATCTATTCAGCTTCTTTTGACATCACAGCCTTGCAGCAAGACTATGATCTTCAACAGGTCGTTGAGCTTCTTGCAGCAGATGTGGACAATCCACCACCATTTGCAGATAAGTTGGGTGATGGAGATAAGAAGTATAGAATCAAGATTCGTCAAATGTACTACGTAACTCCTCGACAGATGTGGAGATTTTATGGATACTACGGTGGCTTAAACGTCGTTGGTAACTTCCACAACTACGGACAGTATGCTGATGGCTCTACTTTTGAAGTCGTGCCTGCATGGCAAAACAAGCTACAAGCGATGGCTTATGAAGACCACCTTTACACGAGAACATCTCACTATTCTTATGAGATCATCGACAACAAGCTTAGGCTTTATCCAATGCCTGATAATGTGACATGCAAAACCTTTTGGTTTAGATTCTCAATTGATGGTGGAAACACAGCTTTTGAAGAAGGAGAGTATGACTCAGGACTTGATGGTGTGAACAACATGAACACCTTGCCAATGGAAAACCTTCCTTATGAAAGCATCAACTCAATCGGTAAGCAATGGATCCGACGTTTCTCGTTGGCCCTATCAAAAGAAACTCTCGGACAGATCCGAGGAAAGTTTGGTGGCAACGTTCCAATTCCTGGAGATAGCATTCAATTGAATGCATCAGACCTATTGTCTCAAGCTTCAGCTGAGCAGCAAGCATTGCGTGAAGAGCTCAATAAGCAACTTGACGAAATGTTATATGCCAAATTAGCAGAGACTGATAAGGCAATGGTTGATAATGCAGACGCTATCGTCAGCAAGACACCATTAAAAATCTTCGTGGGGTAACATAAATGTCAGAATGGGAAAGACCAACACAACCGCCTTCACCAATGTTCTTTGGAGACAAGGAAAAAAACCTTGTCAAACAAATAAATGATGAGATCATTGAGAGAGTTGTCGGTCAACAAGTACTTTACTTTCCAATAGATGTGGAGTCGACAGATTTTCATCCTATTTATGGAGAAGCAATCGAAAAAAACTTCTTGCATCCAATTAGAGTATTTGCTTTGGTTGAGTTTCAAGGAGTCGAAACATCAGACATGGAAAGCATTGCTCTAGACAAAGCAACAAAGATCAAAGTGAACTTCCACAAGAGAAGATTAACAGAAGATCAGAACTTATTTGTCAGAGAAGGCGATTTTGTCCGATTCGGAGAAATCTTTTATGAGATTGTTAAACTACTCGAGCCAAAAATCCTATTCGGTCAACCTGAATCGAGATTTGAAGTTGGCGCAGAGTGCATAAGAGCAAGAGACGGACTATTCAATGCGGGCTAACAACGAAATTTCACATCCATCAACACTCGAGAACATCGATACTGCAATTTATCGCTTTATAGATGAGACTCTAAGCCCTCATGCTACCACAAATGCCGGTAGAGAGAAAGTAAATGTGTTATGGATGGGAACAGAAAGAACTTTTCAAATAAAAAACAACAAAGAGTTGAGAGATAAGGTCGGAAAGTTAAGATTGCCATTGATTACCGTAACAAGAGCAAGTGTTTCTAGAGATGACGCATTCAAAGGATCCGTTCAAGCAGCTTATGTTGGTGATGGTGAACGAATCGTTATTCGAAAAGTTATCCAACAAGATAAAACACAAAACTTTCAGAACGCTTCTAGGAAGCGTCAGGAAAAGGGTGACGAAACAGGACCTGTTTCTACAAAAAAGATTGTCTATGAGACAATTTCAATCCCAAAGCCCATTTATTTGACCTGTATGTTCGAGGTCAACATAAGAACAGAATATCAACAACAGATGAATGATCTGCTTCCGTTGTTTATGAGCAGCATGAAAAACTACTTTATCATCGAGAACAATGGCTACCAATACGAAGCCTTCATCCAAGATGACTATGGCATCAATAGCAACCAGTCAAATCTTGGTCAAGATGAAAGAATGTTTAATGCAAAAGTTCAGATCAAAGTCCTTGGTTATATCAACCAAACAAACAGCGAATCGGACGAACCTCTTATCAAAAGAGAAGAGTCAATCGTTGAAGTCAAAATCTCTCGAGAGCGTGTTATCGTAGGAGATGACAAACCTTGGGATAAGAACGGTGAGAAATACCGAGATTTATGACTTTGGGGTTTCAGAGGACTATTTACTAGGAAAATGAATATTTAAAAAGGAGAGTTTTTAATGCCTACCAAGTTTGACTTTTTGTCCCCAGGAATTGAACTAAGAGAAATCGACCAATCAGCGGTCGCTGCAGTTCCTGAGAACGACGGAATACTTCTAATCGGACGTGCCAAGAAAGGCCCCGCTATGAAGCCGATTAAGATTACCTCATTAGCAGACTTCAAAGCTGTTTTTGGAAACCCAATGGACGGCGTTAAACGCGGCGACCCATGGCGTGAAGGAAACACCGGTGGTGGTGGATGGGCTGCATATGCTGCCGAAGCTTACCTTGCTGCTGAAGTCGGTCCTGTTAAGTTTATCCGCTTGGCTGGTGTTGAAGAAGATGGAGCTGGTGATGCTGATAAAGCCGGATGGTTTGTTCCTACGAACGATGACTCTGCTTTGAACGGTGGAACACTCACAGAAGCACAAATTGAAGGAGCCATCGGAATCTATGTCGCTGAAGATAAAGCACTGATTCCTGATGCTGCTGCGACTGTCGAATTAGTAGTAGCAACTGCTACGAACGCTTTAGCGGGCGACACAATCGTAATCCAAGATCATACTGGTGCAGATATAACTTTTACCTTTGTTGCTTCTTCTCCATCAACGCAAGAAATCGATCTTAGCGCATTAGGCCTTGGGACCGAGAATCAAGACTTATCTAACTTGCTTGTTGCTTTAATTGACGCAGAAGCGGACTTATCTGCTAGTAACTCCGGTGGATTGACCATCACAATATCTCAACCTGCGGGATTGGATGGAAATGGAAAAACTGTGACAGAGGCTTTTGGTGGTGGTGGTACTACTGTTTTCAGCACATCCTTACCGCAAACCTTCGCAGGCGGAACAGTCATTACACCATCATCAAACGGTGTTCTTGCAGCAATCATTTACTCATCTGGCTCCAATGTTACTTTAGAAGGAACTCCAAGAGACGGCTCTTCAGTTACAGGTTTCAAAACTGCTCATGCATTTAAGCCTGCAAGTGGTGGTTGGAGTGCTCAATTAGATGATGGTTCAAGCCAATTTTCTTTCACATTCAACTTCGAGTCAACTTCACAAAACTTCATCCGAAACGTTTTAAGCACAGATGCTACTCAGTTTAGTGCTGGATGGAATGGTCACAAAATCTTCTTGGGAGAATCCTTTGAAAACAATGTTGGTCGATTGACTCCTCCTCTTGTCGCTTGGACAGCAGGATTAAAAGAAACCGGCAAAGACTTCACAGATCACCGCGTTGAACTTTCACCAGCAAAATCTGGTTGGTTTATTGGATCAAAAGCTTCTAATTACAAGCGTTTGTTTCGCTTAGCTGCTTTAGATGAAGGATCGGACTTTCACAAGACTCATATTGTTCGAATCAAAGACTTGCGCAAAGCAACAACAGT